GAAGGTGTAGCAGCAAAAATAAAAGAACGTCCAGAAGCCTATGGTTTAGTACCTGATCTTGTTGCTGGCCCTGCTGCCTTAGCACCTTTTTATGTGCAAGGTGCTGGTTTAACTTTTCTTGGTCAAATTGCTGTTGGTATTGCCTTAACTGCTGCAAGTGTGTTGTTAGCACCAAAACCACCAAGTCAAAGACAAGGTACTAATGAAAGAACATCAGATATAGGTGGTACTAAAAAGTTTGCACCGCAATTTAGTTTTAATAGTATTCAAGATTTAGCAAATTTAGGAGATGTAATACCCCTTGTTTTTGCTAATAGATCTCAAAATCCTAATGGTGGTATAAGGGTTAGCTCTCAACTGCTTTGGTCACAAATGGTTAGTTTGGGTCGTTATCAAGAATTAAAAATACTTGCTTTATTTTCTTTAGGAGAGATAGCAGAAAAACCAGATTTCAAAGGTTATGCCATAGGTGATTTATTAATTGATATTTACCATTCAAATAAAATATACAAAGACAGTGTGGGAGATATTCCTTTTAAAAATAACGGAGGTAAGTTTGAAGGGAACGAAGAAAATATTTTTAGAATAGATAACTTAAGACATTTTTGCGGAACAAGAAACCCAACGACACAAGCAACTTTTGGCTTAAGTAGTCCCGTACCTAATGCTACTTGGTATAAATTGCCTTTTGAATTAATTAGAACTCGTAGTTCATTTGATGATGACACAAGACCTGCTGGCAGAATAACTTTAAAGAAAAGAAGAAAGTTGTTAGGTGAATGGCCTACAAGAGCTGGATTTATTGAAGGAGGAAACGCATCACAAAAGGCTGGTAATTCTGATGTTCCTGTAGGAACTGAACTTAAATATCAAATTGTTGGAAGTGGTTCATTAGATGAATACACAGGTATTGGGTATGCACAAGATTCTAGTGATCAAAATTTAACTATGGACCCTCATGGTTTAGAAGATGTAAATGCAGCTACTAAAACTATTAGAGAAACAACAGATTCTTATATTGTAGAAGGAGAACAATACATGGCTGGAACTGCAATAGTTACTTGTATTGATATTGATAAAGACAAAGCAGATCAAACACCTGGGAAACCTTGGGATGGAACAGAAAATAGAGAATTTTTGTTTAAAGTTGTTGAATCTGGGAAATATGATTGTGTCCCTAATATTAATGATGGTTTATGGTCACATTGCAACAACCCTCATTGGAATCAGGCTGGTCCATTTTTTAAAGTAAGAGATAATGATAGAAAATTTTATTATGAACAAAATCATAATCAAATTTTTGATCCAGCAACTCGTTACACCTTACAAAAAGTTACTTTAGGAACTATTTCTAACAATAGAAGATGTCATATTACAGAAATAGGAATTAAATCAAAAGTATTTAAACAAATTCAATTTGCTAATGTTAATAGTAAACCAACAGAAGATAAAATCTTTGAAATTTATGATCACAATTCTTCAATACAATTAGGAAATATAAATAAATACGTTACTAGATACAGCTTTTTTAAATTAGAAGTTAGACCAATAGGAACTGATGATTGGATATGGTTAAAGCCTTCAACAACTAATCATTCAGGTTTGTTTTGTGTTAAAGGAAATACTCCTGAATTTCAATTTAATTATTTAAGAATAGATCAACCAGCATTTAATCAATACGAATATAGATTTTTACCTTGGCCTGGTAATGATGTTATTAAAACAGTTATTGCTAATAGTTCTACTAATGTAGTTCTTTTAAATGCTAATGGAACAAGAGAAGTAGATGGCGTTCAACAGTTTCCTAGTAATGGATATGTTGTTAAATTTGCTGGAAGACAATTTCATTTAATTAACAAACAAAATCTTAGTAATACAGAATGGAATTTAGGTGAGCCAAGTAGAGCAGTAAAAGCAGTAGCAACAAATGTTGTGACTGGTTTAAGTAGTTATCAATATTCAGTAGGAGGTGCTAGTGCTTCTAATCTTCCTCAAACACAAGGACTTATAACAAGATTTAATAAGAGAACACCTAAAACTACAATTTTTAGGTTTGATAATTACCCAAGAGAAGGTAGAGCTTATTGGTCTTTATACCTTGACCCGTCAGACGTAACTCCTAATACACAAGGATATGGTTCTACACCTCCTTACGGTCAATGGCCTATAAATATAGAAGTTCCAATGGGGACTCCTGCTTCAGAAATTGAATTTCATTACAATATTGATCCTAGTGGTCTTGGCGGTAAATACATTCCAGGCAATCCAGCTTTTTCTGGCTCTGGCCTACATGCAGTTATAAAAATAGAAGAACATGGTGTAAATGTTGCACCTGTTATTAATAATCTTGAAGTAGCATTAGTCAACGAAGATGATGATGCTGATGGGCAAGATTTAAAAGTAAATTTATCTGTTTGGAACGCTAACGGTCAGATTTTTGCTGAATGGCAAATGACAGATAAAGGAGAAAATTATTCTAATGGAGATGTCGTAAAAATTCCTGCTCAAGGTTCTGATCTGCCTGATGCAATTTCTTTAACTGTGTCTGTTAGTTCTTCCGAAAAAGTTTATTTTGATCAAGATATTGCCCATGAACTTAATGCTTACGATGCTGCTGCTGATTTTTGGAAATATGAAGGAGATAGATCAAGTCATTTAGACGGGCCAGAACATCAAATAACTTATTGTAATGAGATCATACAAACTGAAAAAACGATACATAAAGAAGGTGAACCAGCAACTTATGAAAATTTAGCTTATGCAGGATTACAAATAAAAAGTTCAAAAGAATGGACAAATTTTAGTCAGTTTTCTGCTTATTTTAAAAAAGGAATAAAGGTTAAAAGGTTAATAAGTGATTCAGGCAATAATGCTGTAAATAATTCTGATGGAGTAGATAGTAACGGCAAAGGAGCTACAAATATTTTCCCTGAAATTGCTTATGCTTTATTAACAGATAAAACGCTAGGAGCTGGAGCAGTAATTAGTGAGTCTTCTGTTGATGATGGAAATATGAGAATTGCAGCAAAGTTTTGCAAGGCTAACGGGTTGTTCTGGGACGGTATGATTTCAAATAAAGTAAATTTAAGAGAATTTATTTATCAACAATCTATTTTTTCTTTATTAGATTTTACAATTATTGGAGGAAAATTTAGTTTATATCCTGCTGTTCCTTTTGATCCTAATACGTTTGAAATTGATTTAGATGGACCAATACATGCAAAACCAAAAATAAAAGCAATGTTTACCGATGGAAATATCAGTGACCTAAATGTATCTTTTTTACCTCCAGAAGATAGGCAGACTTTTAAAGCAAACGTTATTTATAGAAAAGAAACAGAAAATGGTTTTCCTGAAATAAAATCTAAAGTTATAAGATTGCATGGCTCAGATCATGTAGATGATCCATTAGAAACTTTTGACTTAAGTGGATTTTGTACTAATGATCAAGCAGCTCGTTTGTTTGGAGAATATACATTAGCTTTGCGTAAACATTTAGATCACACAATAAGTTTCAAAACTGCTCCTCATTACATTAACGGCGTTAGACCTGGCGATTACATTAGGGTCTTCTCAACAACACAACACGTTCAAAGATTTAACAATGGTGCAATTCTTGAAGATGGAACTGTCGTAAGTAAAGACACAATTATTGGTACTAAGACTTTTTATTATTGGAACACGTCTGAAGAAGTAGTAAGGGAAGCGACTGCCAACTTTTCAACAAGTTCAATTCAATCTTACGCTGGATCATTATTTACAATTAAAGAATCTGAAGCTTCTGATCAGTGCTACAAAGTAGAAAGTATTACTTTTGGAGAGGATGGTCTTGTGGAATTAACTGGTTCGTACGCAGAATTAACAAGTGACGGTAAACTAGTAATGTTACAAAATTGGTCTAGCGTTGGCAGTCCTGTTTTTGATTATGAGGATTAATGGCAAATCCAAAACCATTCCCACAAATAGTTCCAAGCTCTAGAAGCTATAACCCTGGAACGTATCCAAGTACAAACTTTGAATCGTTAGACGGTACAAAGACACATATTCGTTATGGCAATAGGCGGGTAAATGCCACTCTGTCTTTAGGTTTTTCAAATATTACTGATGCTGAAGCTGCCTCAATTTTAGATAATTATGAAGAAGTAAATAGTGTTTGGGATTATGTTGAATTTGGTTTTGCGGCTTTTGCAGGAGCTTTAGGAGGAGTTGATCGTATTGGTCGAAGCCAATATAATTTTGCGTTAAGTAAATACATTAGAGAAGAGGACAACAAAACAGTGAGACCATCTGGCTTAAAATGGCGTTATTCTGGACCTCCAAGCGTTACAAGTGTTCGACCAGGAATTAGCAATGTAAGCTGTAGTTTTGTTGCTTGCTTGGATGCACCCATATAATAAGAACAACGTATTGATTTTTTAGGTCGTGCCTTTTTATAGCGGAAAAGATGGACAGTTTCTTATTGACGGCAATAAAGCCGCAAAAGTCCAGTCTTGGTCTTTTTCTAGTTCACAAGCTGTTCTTGAAACAACATCTCTCGAAGATACAGACAGGACAGTAATTGCAGGTATTCGTAGCTATTCAGGTAGTGCTAGGTTGTTTTATTACGAAGCTAATGCTGGCTCTGGAGGGGATGTAACAACACTAATTAATAAATGTATAAAGGGTGCTGCAGCTCAGTCAAATACGACAGGAAGTGGTGTGGCTGATTCCTCTAGCAACTTACAACTAATGCTGAAAATAGGAACAGGGAGTAATGCACGTTTCATTAATTTTGTTTGTTTTATTACTGGTATATCAATGAATAGTGCTGTTGGTGAAGTATTAAGTGCCGATATTAGTTGGGAAGCAGATGGAGCACCTACAGATGTAGCAATTTGATTATGGGTGTTTATTTTGGGCAGTCGGGTGAAATAGCTCTTAAAAGAGATGCACTTCAGTCTGCTTTGCAGACGAAGTTAGATCCTTTTGATGTAAACACTTCAACAAAGAGATTTAGTGTTGACCATAGTTCTGGTTCGTTGTTGACAGGAGATGAAGTAGAAATAGAGACAGTTAATGAATCAACTCTTGAATTAGTTAATGGTCATAATTATCCAGATGGCAAATGGTTTATAAATGTTGATCCTGTGGGTGGTATTCGTCTATATGACACGTTCCCAAAAGCAATAGAAGGATTACAGGCAAATGCTTTAGCACTTGTTACTCCTAGTGCTGCAAAAGATATTTTAATAAGAACTAAAAATGAAAGGTATAGGCATGTTGCCAATGTTCGAGATTTTGAAATGACAACGAGCAGAGAGCAGGTTGATTTAACAAATCTTGGAGATGAATTTAGAAATCAATATGAATCTGGATTAATTAGTGGTCAAGGGACGATGAGTTGCATTTGGGAGCATAGCTATGACACAGGAGATAGAAAGAATGAATACGGCAGCGATCCAGAATTTCCTTATTATCTTGCTCAGTTAATTGTTAGGACGCAACAAGGGTCAGACTTTGATGGTTTGTTCTATCTCTACCGTGATCCAAATAATTCTGCTAAAAACGTTTATTACGAAGCAAACTGCATCATTACTAATGTTGCTGTAAGTGTTACTCCTGCGGAAGTTATTGAGACTAGAGTTGAATTTGTAACCAATGGAGTTATCGGATTAAAGACTGGTGATACTGCTGGTTATCTATTACAGGAAAATGCAGATAAGGTTCTTCAAGAAGATGAAAGTCCCATATTGCTCGAACAGGTTTAAACTATTGCTAATGGTTTTTAGTTAGTAGTCAATGGCTGATCTACAGATAAGCAATCTGCCCGCTTTAGCGGAAGCAGGTATTCAAGCAACTGACGTACTTGCACTTGCAGACTTGAGTGCAACTGAGACAAAGAAGGTAACTGTTAAAGATTTAGTTGCTGCTGCTGTAGCACTTTTAGATTCTGGAGATATTCCTGCTGCCAAGGTTGCAACGCCTTTTGCTGCTAATGCCGTAGCGACAGCAACGATCCAAAATTTAGCCGTAACTGCTGGAAAGATTGCAAATGGAACAATAACTGCAACACAGATAGCAAACGCAACAATAACTGCAACCCAGATAGTTAATGACACAATCACAGCAACCCAGATAGCTGCTAATGCGATAACTGCTTCTGAACTTGCTGATGATGCTGTTGATACTGCTGCTATTGCTGATCTTGCTGTTGATAATGCCAGAATTGCTAATACAACAATTGCTTATGCAAAATTAAATTTAGCTGATGGAGATATACCTGGGGCAAAACTTACAAGTGCAAGTGTTACAGCAGCTCAATTAGCAACAAACTCTGTTACTGCTACAGAACTTGCTGATAATGCTGTTGATTCAAATGCAATTGTTAATGGGGCAGTCACAGGAACGAAAATTGCAAGCAATACTATCGCTGCTGGAAATATTGTTAATAACACAATTACAGCAGCACAAATAGCAAATGGAGCAATTGGTGCAAATCAGATAGCAGCAGGAGCAGTAGACGCATCAAAATTGTCTGGGGCACTAGCTGCAACTTCGATTGCTAATGATGCTGTTTCTACTCAAAAAATACAAGATGACGCTGTTGATAGTTCTAAACTTGCAGCAAACGCTGTTGATGCAGCAGCTTTAGCGGATAACGCTGTTGATTCTGGAGCAATAGCTAGCAATGCTGTTATAGAAGCGAAAATAGCTGCAAACGCTGTAACTAATGCCAAGATTACTGATGGCACGATTACAGCAGCGAAGTTAAATACATCGAATATTGATAGATCGTTAAATGTAGCAAGCGGAAATCTTGGAATAAATAACACAGTTACGGCTGCTACTCGTTCAGGAATCACATACAACGCCCAAGGACTAATCACTGGAACGGCTGCCCTTGCTGCTGCTGATTTACCTGTTGCTACTACATCTGCTGTTGGTGGTGTTTCTGTTGGGACTGGGTTAAGTGTTAGTGGGGCAGGTGCATTATCTCTTACTAATAGTGTTACTGGAGCAACTGTTAGTGGGATAACTTTTAACGCACAAGGCATGATCACGGCTGCCACTGCCTTAATCGCTAATGATCTTCCTGTTGCAACTACAAGTGCTAAAGGTGCAGTACAGATAACATCTGGAGGAGGTCTGTCTGTTGATGGTTCTGGTAATTTAACAACTTCAACAAGTGGAATTAGTGCTGGAACGTATCAATCAATCACTGTAAACAATAAAGGTGTTGCAACAGCAGGTGCAGCATTAACGGCTGCATTAATTCCTAATCTTGCTGCAAGCAAAATAACCAGTGGAAGTTTCGATGCTGCGAGAATTGCAAATGATTCAATTGATGGTTCAAAGCTAAGTAATACTTCTACAGCAGTCTTTCAATCTATAGCTCAAAGTGGTTATCCAACGGCTCAGTTCTCAGGCCAAATTCTTTTTGATACTGTTTCTGAGGATGCCTTCATCTGGGATGGCAACGCTTGGCAAGCTATTACCACGCTGACAAAAGGAAGTCTCGTTTTTGGTGGAACGTACAACGCTGGGACAAGCCAGATGGTCGCAACAACCTCGGCTGGTATCGCTGCGGGTTTAGCCGTCGGATCCAACCTACCCACTCCTTCAGCAACGACCGATGGTGTTTATGTCGTAGTTGCTAGTTCTGGAACGCCAGCTTCTCCTGCTCCAGCTATTGCTTTTGCTCCTCCTGACTATATCCTTGGGGTGACCAACTCGGCTGGATCGTCATGGAACGAGGTAGACCTTTCACAGACAGTGGCAGGTCAGGTTGCAAGCAATATAACTTTCACACCTTATGGTCAGTTAAGTGCAACTAATGTACAAGATGCACTTCAAGAATTAGAGACAGAAAAACTAGCAAAAGCAGGCGGTACTGTCACAGGTGAGCTTTTAATTGGTAATACTGGAAGCTTTGTATTTGAAGGAGCTACTGTTGACGCATTTGAGACAAGATTAACAGTTGCCGATCCAACAACATCGGACAAAGTTATCACTTTGCCGAACGTAACTGGAACAGTAATTACAACTGGAGATACTGGAACTGTTACTGGAACGATGCTTGCCAATGACACAATTCAGAATGTCGATATAAAAAGTGATGCTGCAATTGCTTTTACAAAATTAGCTGACTTAACTTCTGCTCAAATCCTTGTAGGTAACGGGTCAAATGAGGTTACAGCAGTTGCAGTTACAGGTGATATTTCTATTAATAATGCAGGACTTACAGCTATAGCTGCTGGAGTCATTGTTGATGCTGATATTTCTGGATCTGCTGCAATTACAGGATCAAAGATTGCTACTGGAACCACAAGTGCCGTTGGTGTTCTTCAATTAACAGATAGTGCAGCTTCCACTTCTACTACTACGGCTGCTACCCCTGCGGCTGTAAAGACAGCTAAAGATGCTGCTGACGCTGCTGCTACAACAGCTAATGCTGCCTTGCCTGCTACAGGTGGAACATTAACTGGAAACTTAATTCTTGATAACGCAAAAGAAGTTAGATTTAGTGAAGGTGATAGTGATGGAGCAAATTACACAGGATTAAAAGCACAAGCACAAACAGGAGATATAACACTTACTCTCCCTGCTGTTGCTCCTACTGCTGGTCAAGTTCTTAAAGCTAATGCGTCAACACCTACAACTTTGGAGTGGGGAACTGATAGTGCAACTGACGCAACAAAAATGCCTCTTGCTGGTGGCACGTTCACAGGAGATGTCACTTTTACTGGGGATAGTTCAAATGGGTTATGGGATAAGTCAGCGAGTGCTTTTGTTGCAAACCTAACTGGAAACGTCACAGGTAATGCTTCAGGAAGTGCTGCAACGGTTACGGGTGCTGCTCAATCTGCGATCACTTCTGTTGGAACGCTTACTGGTTTAACTGTTCAAGGAAACTTATCAGTAGATAACGGGAACCTTACTGTTGACGCTACTAATAATCGGGTTGGTATTGGAACGGCAAGTCCAAGTAGATCCCTTGATATACATAGTGGCACAGTTAATGTTGTTGCAAGATTTAAAAGCACAGATGCAACTGCCGCTGTTGTATTTGAAGATGATACTGGAAGTGCTGAAATAGGTTGTACTGGAACCAGTGTAGTTTTTCTACCTGATGGAAATGAAAAAATGCGGCTTGATAGTTCGGGAAGGCTACTTTTAGGAACGACTACGGAAGGTGAAGCATCAGCGGATAATTTAACAATTGCTGATTCTGGAGCCTGTGGCATAACAATTAGATCAGGGACATCAAATAATGGACAAATCTTTTTCTCAGATGGCACAAGTGGGGATGATGAATATAGAGGAATGATTGCGTATCAACATTCTTCTAATCAATTTGTGTTTAAAACAAATACAACACTAGCCCTAACTTTAGATAGCTCACAAAACGCCACGTTTGCTGGAAATA